TGCATTTTTATATTTATCGTTCAAAAAATCATCAAATTAATCAATAACTTATTGACATTAGCCAGCATGTCATGTATGATTGTTTTATCACAACAAGAAGGAACTTATGTCTATAGCAAAGAAACCGGTCAATTATCTAAACAATAAAGACATTTTGAAAGAAATTCATGCCAGCAAGACATCATATTGCTGTTTTGCCAAACAAGAATACAACGTCTACGACATGATCATCTGTTTAGACCCCCCAAGTACTAGTTTAGATGTTTCACTAAAGCATATGTGTAAACCTGCTAGAATTAAGGAAGCCAAAGAGCTTAGAGCTACTAGACTTTCAATTGGGCAAGAAGAAAAACTGACTTATAAGGACATTCCTACTACGGATTTGATATTTAGAGTCATGACTTGGGAACATGTTCCAGTTTCTGCTAAGCAGCCTAGAAAGGTTGTAAAAAAGAAAACAGCCAAAGATATCTTTGAATTTGACGATAACGAGGATAACTTATTTGCAGATTTGGAAGATCCTACTACTAAGGACGACGTAGATGACATGGTTCATGTCAAAGTAAACTTTCCACCTTTTCAGCATTTCAAGATTGATGAAAACGGTGATCCGTACTGCGTGGGGAAGTCTCATTGGACGGGCGGAGTAAAGACTGGTCATTTCTCAAAAGATCACGGTAATCTAACTGATAAGTTGGCTCGGATGTATATCATGCTTTGCGAAAAGTATGCTATGAAATTCAATTGGAGAGGTTACACATATAACGATGAAATGCGTAATAGTGCCATTTTACAATTAACTTATGTTGGGTTGCGTTTCAACGAAGCAAAGTCGGCCAATCCATTCGCGTATTATACTGCGGCAATTACAAATTCCTTTTGTCGAGTATTGAATACAGAGAAGCGCAATCAAAATATTCGTGATGACATTCTTGAAATGAATAACTTAACTCCAAGTTTCACTAGACAAATGCGCGACATGAAAATGACTTCTGATGAAACATGACCTTAATGCTTGATTGTGTCTACTTAAGGTAATATAATTATCAGATGGCGAATTTATTTAAGAAAGCAGCTTGCTTAACCGACATTCATTTTGGTCTTAAGAGCAATTCAATTCAGCACAATACCGATTGTGCTGATTTTGTTGATTGGTTTATTTCCAAAGCAAAAAGCGAAAATTGTGAAACCTGTTTCTTCTTGGGAGACTGGAATCACCATCGTGCAAGCATTAATATACAGACCCTGCAGTACAGTTTGCGGGCACTAGAAAAACTAAGCGATAGTTTTGAACAGGTTTATTTTATTCCGGGTAATCATGATCTCTATTACAGAGACAAGCGTGACATTCACAGTGTGGAGTGGGCTAAGCATTTGCCAAACATTACTATTGTAAATGATTTTTTCAGCGAAGGCGATGTGACTATTGCGCCGTGGCTAGTTGGAGAAGATTACAAGAAGTTAAAAAAGTTAGAAGGCAAGTATTTGTTTGGTCATTTTGAACTACCTTCATTCTATATGAATGCTATGGTAGAAATGCCCGATCACGGCGAGATTAACGCTGATCAGTTAAAAGGATTTGATAGCGTGTTTTCTGGGCATTTTCACAAGAGACAAAGTAGAAAAAACATTTGGTATATGGGTAATTGTTTTCCGCATAATTACGCAGATGCTGGTGATGATCAAAGAGGTATGATGACACTAGAGTGGGGTAACGAGCCTGAGTTCCATTCCTGGCCTAATCAACCAGTATTTAGAGTCTACAAGTTAAGTGATATATTGGAAAATCCCGATGGACTCTTGTTGCCCCGCTCTAGTGTCAGAGTACACTTAGATTATGAAATCACTTATGAAGAGGCTAATTTCTTGCGAGAGAAATTTATTCCAGAACATCAATTGCGCGAAATGTCACTGATTCCAATCAAGTCAGATCAACACACACAAGATTTAGCTCCGGGCGAGTTGAAATTTGAAAGTGTAGATAAGATAATTCTAGATCAGATTAGTAATATTGAGAGCAAGGAATTTGATGTCAAATTGCTTATGGAAATATATCAGAATTTATGATTATACTCAAGAATATAACCCTTAGAAATTTCCTTTCTATTGGCCAAATTACACAAGCAGTAAACTTTGATAGTCATGAACTCACATTAATTTTAGGTGAAAATCTAGACTTAGGTGGTGATGGTGCTAGAAATGGCACAGGTAAAACAACTCTTATTCAAGGGTTAAGTTATGCTCTGTTTGGCACGCCCATCAATAGTATTAGAAAAGATAATCTAATCAATCGTACTAACGGTAAAGGTATGATGGTTACCTTAGAATTCAGTGCCAATGGTACTGAATACAAGATTGAACGAGGTCGTAGACCAAATACTCTAAAGTTCTATGTTAATAGCAACTTACAAGAAGCCACTGATGATGCTCAGGGCGAAAATAAGGAAACGCAAGAACATATTGAAAAGGCGATCGGCATGACGCCCGATATGTTTAAGCACACTGTTGCTCTTAATACGTACAGCGAACCGTTTTTGGCTATGAAGGCCAACGATCAGCGTAATATCATTGAGCAGTTGTTGGGTATTACTTTACTTTCAGAAAAAGCCGATGTACTCAAGGAAAAGGTAAAGCAATCTAAAACTGCTATTCAGCAAGAAGAATTTAGTATCAAGGCTATTGAAGAAGCCAACAAGCGTGTTAAGGAACAGATTGACTCTACTAAGCGTAGGCAACGTCTTTGGCTTAACAAGCACGAAGAAGATTTAACTAAACTGGCGCTAGAGTATGATGAGCTAACTAAGATTGACATTGATGCTGAACTTCAAGCGCACCTAGATTTGGTTGCATATAACGAAAAGCGAAAGAGTATTGACGATTTAAAGAAGTTAATTGCTCGCTGCGAAACCGATGAATCCAAAGAACTTAAACTAGTAGAGAAGTTAAAGAAGGAAATTGAAGACCTAAAGAATCATACTTGCTATGCTTGTGGTCAAGAGTTTCATGATGACAAGCATAAGACTGTTTTGGATGATAAAGAAAAATTATTACAAGAAGCCGCATTGCAGGCATTGACTATTAATAGCCAATTAATTGAAAATACTAATCAATTAAATGCTTTAGGTAAATTGGGTCGTGCGCCTAAAACTCATTATGATACTGAGGCTGAGGCAGTTAAGCACTCTAGCCAAATTACAAATATTCTAAATCAAATTGAAAATAAGAGTAATGAAGTGGATCCGTATGCTGATCAAATTATAGAAATGGAAAATCAAGCATTACAAGTTGTCAGTTTTGATACTATGAATAGTCTTACTAAGGTGCTAGAGCATCAAACTCTTATCTTGAATCTACTAACAAACAAAGATTCATTTGTTCGTAAGAAAATCATTGATCAAAATCTAAGTTATTTGAACGCTAGACTAACAAATTACTTAGACAAGATTGGGTTGCCTCATCAGGTTGTGTTCCAAAATGACTTGAATGTTGAAATTACTGAGTTAGGTAGAGAACTTGATTTTGACAATCTTAGCCGCGGAGAGAGAAACAGGTTGATTCTTGGTCTTTCTTTTGCCTTCAGAGATGTTTGGGAAAATTTATATTTCCCAATTAATACTCTATTCATTGATGAATTAATTGACTCAGGGTTAGATACCATTGGTGTTGAAAATTCTATGGCAATCCTTAAAGATATGTCACGCAGGCGCAACAAATCTATTTGGTTGGTTTCACATAGAGAAGAATTAGCAGGTCGTGTTCCAAGCGTTCTTAAAGTTGTTAAAGAAGGCGGGTTCACTACATACAGTTCTTCTAGAGAGACAACATAAAAAATTTTGCACACACTAAATTATCATAACTATTATCATGTCAAGTCCATCTAAAAACAAGGGAAGTTCGTTTGAGCGAGATGTCGCTAAGTTCCTATCTGATTTATACGGAGAGTCTTTTATTAGGGCTCCGGGATCAGGTGCTTATATTGGCGGAAAGAATCAATCTCGTACTCAAGTCTTGCATGAAGGTCAAATTCGCAGTTTTAAGGGAGACATTGTTCCAGGACAAAGTTTTTCTAGACTGAATGCTGAATGTAAGAGTTATGCTGATTTTCCTTTTAATCTAGTACTATGCGGAGAATGTAAAGTTCTTGACGGTTGGCTAGATCAAATGATGGATGTAGCAGAACCCAACGATCTTAACGTACTTTTTATGAAGTTTAATCGTAAAGGTCGTTTTGTTGTGGTTCAAAGTAAGTACACTTGGATCACAGATCACTTTTTATACTACACTAGCACTAAACACAAAGACTGGATTATCCTAGAATTTGATAATTTTTTCAAATTCAATAAAGATATCTTTGCCGCATACTCAAGCTCCACAGACACTAAGTCACAAAACTCCACACATACTACGATCACAGCTACACAGACACCGAGTCAACAGTTACACAATTAGTCTGATCAGGGTGCCCTGATCCTCCTTGAGCAAGCCTGGGAAGCCAGTCGCCTGCGGATTCTGGAGAGAGCGTGTCGATGTACAAAGCATTGGCATGGAACACCGACAGGGCAATCGACATAAGCGAACCCTGAACAAGTCTATAATCATTATGTTTTGACGTTATAGAATGTGCGTTGCGGAACATTGGCCTAAAGCCAACAGATTCACTACGACCCCATCAAACTTTACAGAGCAACCGGTGGCGTATAACAGCATACAGGGCTAGTTATACGGGGGATAAACATCAAGCGAGGAAAGCAGGTCCTTTTAACTTGGTAGTGCTAAATTAGCACTACCATGGCTCAGAGAAGCAGATGCTTTAAATAAGACCATTATAATGAATAGTGATGCCGAATGAACGAAGTGAGTGAGAGCATCAGTTGTACGAAGTACAACTTCAAACTTAAAAGAATGGCATTTGAGATTTTTTCGTTGTCTCTAGATTACTTTCAATGATTTTGTTAATGGCATCCCTTTCAAATGAGGACATATTGAGAATATCTTCATAGGTGACACCGCCACGCATATACCAAGACATGGTAAGGACGTTACGCTTGATATCCTCACATTCTTTTTCATAGCCATCTAACAGCTTCTTAATGGCAGCAGGCTCCATATTAAGAAGCTTTAGCCGAAAAAATCAGTGACGTTTAATGTGAATTTTGTGCTATATGGGTGCTGACAGTTGACGCACACGATGTCCAGAGGTGGCATTTCTGTCTTTTCTTTAAGATCAGTAGTGTAGTCTCTTACCTTATTATAAGTCAAACGATCACAGTTTCTAAGGAAATCTAGAATAAATTCCGGTTCTCTAACAATTCCAATTGGAGTTTTAACATATTCGATAGTTTTTGATAGCACATCGATTGTTAGTTCTGTTATGATTCTTAAAGCATCTTGATTCTTTTTTACCTTAACTTCATCGGAATCAGTTTCGGTGAAAGATAGAGATTTTTGAATATCAAATTGCCTTAGATTGATCTCGTTCATTTCCTTAAAACACAGAGGTCTAAACTTAAAATATAAGTCATTTACATTTAGTTCTACACTATAGTCTCCCGATTTTAATTGGCTTAACATTCCAGCTAGATTTACGCCGTACTTTCCTGACTCTTTACATTTAGGACAATCGCTCTCCATTTCTAATTCAGTTCCATTAGAAGCAGCTTTAATTCCAATCAACAATGCGTCTAAGTCAGTGCTAAAAATAGCCCAGGGTTGTTTGATGTTAGGAGCACAACTTTTAATGATTTCTATAACTGCTGTACCGTTGTATAATGCATCAGGAGTTCTAGCAGTAATCTCATCAATAGCAGTCATTGGATAGATTGGAAGATCTCCGGATTCGGGAATCTCTATTACACCCGGAGCGTACCCCACTCCATTACTCGGCAATTTTAAATAAATTGCTGGTCTTCTGAAATATTGCTTGAGTGGATTTTCGCTCATAAGTTGTTCCTTGTGTAAAAAATGAGTATATATTTGGTAACTAAATACTTATTATATTTAGTGGGTAAAAACGTGCCAGAAAATAACCTAAGCGAAGAACAGATAGAAGCAATTAACGTATACCTTAAGGTCCTTAGGGACTTAGGTGAAGAGCAGGATATTGCTTTAAAACGGCAACAGAAATATGATGCTGAACTAGCGAAAGCAGCGGCTGCATTGGAGGGGATGAGATCCGGGACAATTAATGCCGGAAAAGGCTTCGCTGAAGCACTTATGTCCTCAACTACCGGGCTCTCTAAGTATAATGCCGGATTCGAGTCTCTTTCAAAAGGCGTAGCCGGCGTCGTCGAAATATTACCTGGGTTTGGAAAAGCAGCATCAATAGCTATCACGGCGATTACAGCACTTGGCAGTGCAATGACCAAACAAGCTGATCAATTTGTAAAATCGTATAATGATTTAGCTAAGGCGGGAGTAGGAGCTGGACAAACATATAACGAACTTACCAAACTAGCAAATAAGGCAGGTTATACCGCAGATAATATAGACAAATTTGCCGGTGCATTTAAGTCACTAGGTTCTAACGTAATAGCATTGGGCGGAACTACCAATAACGCTATTGCACAATTTGGTAAGCTAAGCAGCTTGCAAGGACGGCAGGGCGAGATAATCAAAGATCAGATGGACAAGTATATGAGGTTGGGATACAGCCAAGAAGAATATACTCAAGCTCAATCTGATGCTCTTAATTATATAGTAGCTAGTGGACAATCGCTTAAATCTGCAACAAAAGACCAAAAGGGATTAGCTGAAGCTACGGGAGGATATTTAGATAATCTAATTAAACTATCTGCGTTAACAGGTCAAAGCGTCGAAGACCTTAAAAAACAACGAGAATCAGTAGTAGCTACAACACAACTGCAAGCACATTTATTTGCAGAAGAACAAAAAGCAAAGGCATTAGAAAACGCCGGTCGAACAGATGAGGCCAAAGCGGTACGTGATAGAGTTGAACGCGAAAATCAAATGTTGATTGCTGCTGAACAAAATTATGGAAAAGGCAGTGCGGAATTTGCAGCGTTTCAAAAAGCAGTAGCTAGCGGTACTATAACGGGTAAAGGCGGCGGTGCGCTATTAACCGGTAATCCGGCTATTTTACAAGATATTGAAGCTGTAAAAAGAGGTCAAATCACTACAGCGGAATTCCAGCAAAGGTTAGCGTCTGCTACTGATAGAACTCAAAAGATGCTGGGCCTGGCTCTAACATTTGATGATTCGGGGACTACTGCTGGAAAATTTGGACTAAATGTAGAAGCACAGAAATCCGCCACTAGACTAAGAGATCAAGACGCAGAAAAAAGAGACAAAGCAGCAACTGCGGCAACTAAACCACAAGAAGATTCTGTATTAGGTTCCTTAGTAGGGCAAAGAAATATTGAAAGAGGGGCAAAGACGTGGTGGAGTGGGTTAGAAAATTATTTTAATCCATATGTAACAGCGTTAGCTTTGAATACTGCTGCACTTGGTGCCGCTACTGTTGCCCTATACGTATATGGCGGTAAGGCAAAAGCTTGGGGAGGGGATGTACTTGATGCCCTCAAAAAAGGTGGCGGAGGTGCAGGCGGTGCCGCAGCAGAAGCAGGAGAAGTTGCAACAGCAGCAGAAGGGGCAACGGCCGCAGAAGCTGCAGGCGGGGCAGCTACTGCCGCAGAAACTGTAGGAGGCACCGCAGCAGCAGGTGGAGCAATAACAGCCGGAGCTATAGGAATAGGAGCAGCTGGTTTGGCGGCCGGCGGATTGTTAGCCTATGCTGGAAACAAATTAGCAGACTATGAAGTAGAACAAGGTAACCTCACTGAGAAACAAGGCGCAGGTGTAAGCTTAGGCTCAGATGTTGGAGGTGGCGCAGTAGCCGGCGCAGTGGTCGGTTCAGTAGTACCTATAGTAGGTACTGCGATTGGCGCAGCAGTAGGCGCAGGATTGGGTGGAATATATGGCCTCTATAGAAATTGGGGCACCTTGATGAATGATGATAAAAAGAAAATTGAACAAAAAGGCAAAATTGAAGAAAATCTTGCTAAGGCCAAAGGTGGGTTAGGTACACAAGCATCATCTATGCTTACGAATCTTCCCGGTGCATCCGGTGCAATGCCATCGGATTTGCCAAATCAGATGGCAGATTTTTCAGACCGACTCAACGATGCGGTGGTAGGTTTAGATAGATTGACAGATTCATTTGGAGCATTTAATGATCTATTGGAAAGATCAGCAAATAGCGAAGAGCCATCTGCTGCAAATCTGCCTGGCGGAGGTATAGCCGGAGGTGGGTATAGAATGCCTCCGCCAGGTGGAAGCTCCCCGTCGGCTTCATCTGGTCAAGGTACAACGCCGTCGGCTCCGCCTGGATCAGACGCAGCCGGCGGCAAAGGTTCTATGTTGGCTGGAGTAAAATCAGATGTACTAAGCAAGAAAGCACAGCTAGAAAAAGCTATTGGCAGAAAGCTAGTTGTTACTAGCGGATTTCGACCAGGTGTTGCCAATCATGGAACAGGTGATGCGTTAGATTTTGGTCTTAACTCTAATTCTCTCAGCGAAGGCGAAAGAAATCAGTTGTTCTCTACTGCTATAGGTTTAGGCTTTACTGGATTAGGTGCAGAATATAATGCTTCAGGCGGACCGCACATTCACTTAGATACTAGTCACCGAGCATTAACCGGCTGGGGAAGCGATTATACATCGCGTAGTCTTCCAAAAGATTCCCCATATTTAGCAAGTCTTATCGGAAGCCGAAAAGGCGTTCGGCAAATGGCATTTGGTGGCATCACCAATGGCATCAGTATTGCAGGTGAGGCAGGCAGAGAAGCAGTTGTTCCTTTACCAAACGGTAGATCGATTCCGGTTGAATTGATTTCTAGCAAACACCCACAAGATGTAGCCCAAGAAGCAGTTTCAAAAGCTATGAGCGGAGGAGGTGCAGATATGGGCAGAGTTATACAAGACATGTCTAACATGAATAAAGAACTAGTTAGTGTTATGAAAGAAGGATTTAGAGAAATGGTTAACAACTTAGAAAAGAGTAATCGTCTGCAAGACAAGCTAGTAAAGTATTCAATGTAACATTTTAGACTAAATACTTCGATGTCCTATAAACGCAAATTTCTAAACAAATCAGGTACGTCTAGTCCTATCTCAGGTGTCAATAGTAATACTGGCGCTTGGAACAGCTCGCCAGGACAAAATGGATCTGCGACAGGCGGATGGAACAATACAGAATTTGGGTACAAGAACTACATGTCTAGACTTCCTGAAGTCTATACAGGTCATCCAAACAGAATTGAACGTTATAATCAATATGAGATGATGGATGTTGACGCTGAAATCAATGCATGTTTAGACATCCTATCAGAATTCAGTACGCAAAAGAATGCACACAATAAGACACCATTCAATATTCACTTTAAAGATGATCCAACTAATCATGAGGTTGAACTGTTAAAGACGCAGTTACAGCAATGGTGCAAGTTAAATGAATTTGAAGTGCGTATATTCAAAATTTTCCGTAATGTCGTTAAATACGGAGATCAGGTATTTGTCCGAGACCCAGAAAACTTCAAGCTATACTGGGTTGATATGGTCAAGGTTATCAAAGTCATTGTAAACGAAAGCGAAGGTAAAAAGCCCGAGCAATATGTCATTAAAGACTTAAACATCAATTTACAAGATTTAACCGTAGCACAAAAAACAAACACAGATTTTGCGGCTAATCCAGCAACAGGGTTAGGCGGCTCAGGTGGAGGAACAAACACACCATACACTGTGCCAGCTATGCCATATAATACGTCTGGTTCACGTTTTACTTTGGGTCAAAGTGAATCAGCAATTGATGCTAAACATGTGGTACACATTAGCTTAACAGAAGGTCTTGATCGTTTTTGGCCGTTTGGTCAATCTATTTTAGAAAACATTTTTAAAGTCTACAAGCAGAAAGAATTGCTAGAAGATGCTGTTCTTATATATCGTGTACAAAGAGCACCAGAACGTAGAGTGTTTAAGATTGACGTAGGTAACATGCCAAGTCATATGGCTATGGCGTTCGTAGAAAGAATTAAAAATGAAATTCATCAACGCAGAATCCCATCATTGCACGGTGGTTCGTCGATTGTGGATGCTAGCTATAATCCATTATGTTTAGATTTGGAAACTAAGATTCCCTTATTAGACGGTAGAACTTTAGCATTAAAAGACATTATTGCTGAATTTGAATCTGGCAAAGAAAATTGGGCTTATAGCT